GTCCGACTGGTCCTACTGGACCTACAGGTGCGGCTTCTACAGTCACAGGTCCCACGGGATCAACCGGTCCTACAGGCGCAGCTTCAACAGTTACTGGACCTACCGGGCCAACTGGACCTACAGGGGCGGCATCTACAGTTACAGGTCCAACGGGACCTACCGGCGCAGCATCTACTGTAACCGGTCCTACAGGCCCTACAGGGGCTGCGTCTACAGTAACCGGCCCAACAGGGCCGACTGGTGCGGCAAGCACGGTTACAGGCCCTACAGGACCAACTGGGCCAACCGGAGCTGCTAGTACGGTAACGGGTCCAACAGGTCCAACCGGTCCAACCGGCGCAGCATCTACTGTTGAGGGACCAACTGGTCCGACTGGGGCTACCGGGGCGGCATCGACCGTAACCGGACCAACAGGACCGACAGGTCCAACGGGACCGACTGGCCCTACCGGACCTACAGGTGCAGCCTCTACGGTAACAGGACCTACAGGCGCTGCTGGTTCTTTTGCTACAACACAAACTGTCAACACGCAAACAGGGACAACGTACTCATTGGTGTCGGGCGATCTTGGAAAGATGGTTACTTTGAGTAACGCATCTGCTGTAACAGTGACCGTTGGCACTTCTCTTGGATTTACTGCCGGACAAGCCATTGATCTTCTTAGTCTTGGGGCTGGTCAAGTTACTGTTTCTGCTGGTGGCGCAACCCTTAACGGTACGCCAGGGTTGAAGCTTCGAACCCAATATTCAAGTGCTACGTTATACTGCGTGGGAACTAACAGTTTTGTTCTTATTGGCGATTTGAGCGCATAATGCCTATCCGTCGTGGGGTAGTTGCTTCAAGCATTACTGAGTTGCCTACGGTAACTATCAATGCCGTTACTAACTTTAACCAAGACCGAGCCACATTTAACGCAACGGTAAATCCTAACCGGCAAACAACAAGCGTTAAATTTCAGTTTAAAAAGACCGTTGATTCCACTTGGACAGATGGAGCAACAATTACTGGTTTGACAGGTGGTAGCCAAAGCGTTTACTCAAACCAAACAGGTTTACCGACTGCCGGAGTGTCTTATGATGTTCGTGCCATAGTTACTAACGGCATTGGCAGCGCTACGTCTTCATCTACTTCGTTTACTACTTGGTCAATACAAACTTTTGTGAGAACACCTACAGGCACCAGTAATACTACTTACACCGACATTGTTCATTTACAAACCATTACACCTACTGGTGGCTCTGCTATCACCCCATCTATCTTCAACATCTTTTTCTTTGGTGGTGGAGGTGGAGGTGCTGGAGGTGGTGGAGGTGGTGGTGCCTATTACTACAACACAGGTAATGTTTCTGCAACATCAGCAGTTAGTTCTTATTTGACTGTGGTTGTCGGTGGTGGTGGTACTGCTGGAAACATTGCTGATACCAACGGTGGTGCTGGTGGTACCACAACTATTTCGGGTTCATCTTTTTCTACATTGACTGCTACTGGTGGTGCTGGTGGGCAATATACAACAGTAGGTACAGGTGGTTCTTCAGGTTCAGGTACCAGTTCATCATATGGTGGTGGTACTGGTTCTGTAACTTCTACTGGTAGTGGTAAAGATATTGTTTACTATCTCGCTGCTGGTGGTGGTGGAGGCAACTTCTCTGCTGGAGACAACGGACACACCGTTGGTAATGGATACGGTGGTTCAGGTGGTGTAGGTGGTCAGGCTTTTGGTTACTATGGTGGCTCTGGTGGTGGAGGTTATGGCTCTACAGCCAACGGTTCTGGCAACAGAATTTTGGGTGGGGGAACAGGCGTGTACGGTTGTGGTGGCAACACAGCATCTGTTGGCACAGCAGGAATGTGCTATTTTCAATACTACGGACCGTGATTATGAACATTAAACGATTTAACCTAGACGTTGTAAACAAATACAATATGTTCTTTATGTTGCAAAAACTAAACGCAACATCAACAATTGATTTGTACTACCAAGAAGTAAACAACAATGTGCCGTTTGAAGACTGCGCGTTATTTGAAATGGCTAACGGCCAAGTTCTTGTGGCGTTTCCCGAATACTTCACTCACATCAGTAAGCACAACCTTATTGCTACAAACGGAACAACATCCGAGGTAGTAAGTCTTCAAATCTTTGAACGGATTTATCAATACTATAAACACGGTGTAGATAGCGTTGATGCTGGTGGGTTCACCTTTATGAACTCTGCACCTGTGCCATCGTTTGACAACCAATGGCGATGTGACGCTGGACTCTACGGGGTTGAATTGTTTGCAGATCCTCTTGGCGATTCAACAATTGCAGTGCCGGATGCAGCTGACGCTTTACTTGTTTATGAACCGATACTGTCTATCAATGGTGTGGCTCATCTTGTTTATATTGAACGACAAAACAAAAACAACAAGACAGAGTTGATGAACAATTCATCCACGCCTTTTGCTACATACAGTTTAGGCGAAGCATTGAAGTTAATTTTGGAATGGGCGCAAGTATCAGAAGAACCGTTTAACAACACGGAACCTGTTGCCGTAAAAGCAAACAATTTTGTTCAGCAACTTGGTATTAACGAAACACTTGTGTCCAACCAGCCTGATATGCAGATCTATGAGTATTTGAAAGGTAATCCTACAGCCCGTGTTCGACCAGAAAATGTTCAGCCTTTGTTGCTGGCGACAGATGCGTTTGTTAAAAAGAATGTTGCCCATTCATGCTTGTCCTCAATAATCTCTCTGTATCCAGATGCTGCAGACTTGACAGAAGTTAAAGAAGCTGAACAAACAAAACTGGCAGCCGACCTTATTGTTTTGGACTCAATGCGAACAACACTAAATGATCCAAATAACAAAGATATGACTTATTTCCTCACGTCACGTACTAATCTACTAGCATCCAAGCAATCAATATTGGAAAGTTTGTAACTTTTAGGAGGGGCAATGAAAATCGCTGTTTATACCATCGCACTTAATGAAGAGCAGTTCGTATACAGATGGTCAGATTCAGCTATTGAAGCAGACTACCGGTTTATTTTGGATACCGGATCTACCGACAACACCGTTGCAGTGGCTCGTGGAGCCGGCGTTCATGTAGAACAATGGCGGCCTGATCCATGGAGATTTGATGAAGCTCGCAACAAGTCGTTGGAGTTGCTCCCTGACGATATTGATATTTGTATTGCTTTGGACATGGATGAATATTTGTTACCTGGCTGGCGGGGAATGTTGGAAAACATAGAACCTGGAACCAGCAGACCAAGATATAAATACGTTTGGTCTTGGAATGACGACGGGTCAGAAGGTTTGGTTTACGGTGGAGACAAGATCCATCGCCGGCACGGTTACACATGGAAACATCCCGTACACGAGGTTCTTAAACCTCAACAAACAGAAATACAACAATGGGTACCTGGCTTAGAAATACATCATCATCCCGACCCCACGAAGTCCCGATCGCAGTATTTGCCATTGCTTGAACTAGCGGTTAAAGAATCTCCAATGGATGATAGGAACCAGTTCTACCTAGCTCGTGAATACTATTTTCAGGGCAGGTATCCTGAATCCCAATACCACTTTTCACGCCATTTAGATCTGTCTACTTGGTTGCCGGAACGAGCTGCATCACACCGGTACATAGCCAAGATGCGGCCGGACGATGCTCATTGCCATCTTTATCGAGCCATTAGTGAAGACCCACGCAGACGGGAATCTTGGGTTGCGTTGGCACAGTACCACTACGAAAAGAATGATTGGCTTAGTTGCCGATACAACTGCGAAATGGCTTTGCGTATTACAGAAAAACCATTGGACTATCTATGTGAAGCAGATGCTTGGGGTTGGCTAGTTCACGATTTAATGGCGATAGCCTGCCACCATCTTGGAGACAAAGCTCAAGCCATAGTCCACGGACTGGAAGCTATAAGGCTAAACGGCAACGACAAACGACTACGGGATAACCTTAAATGGTATAATATCGGGAAATGAATCGTGGCGAAATCCGTACAGCAGTAAAAGAACGTTTGGCTATTCCATCTATTGGGGATGGTTTGCTTCCCGACGCTACAGTAGACGGGTTAATTAACAGAACCCTTGCCGTTATTTCAGGTGCTAGGGAATGGCCCTGGCTAATGGACGACTTTACATTAAACTTTGTATCCGGCACAGCTACAATTCCCAACGACTTCATACGAGCCAGGCAGTTAGTTATTGACGGCAAGCCCTGTATGTGGCTACAGCTTGAAGACTTCTTGATGCCTGATCGCCGGCAAAGCGTATTTGCTTGGACCATTATTGGTAACAAAGCAAAGCTCAACCCTATCCCAACATCTGATTTTTCTGGGACTTTGTATTACTACCGCAATGAACCTGAACTTTTGAGTGACTATTCGGTTCCGTTGATCCCTGCCACACACCACTCTTTAGTTATTGCTCATACCTGTTACCTTGCTTCAATGGTTCGTCAAGATGAAGGCAGAGCTGCTGTCTATCAAGCCGAGTATCAGGCGCTGATGCAGAACATGAGAGACGATTTGAAGCAGGCTACCGGTCGACGCATTCGCTACGATGGTGGTTACCAATACGCTGCGTGGTCGTAAATGGCCGCATTTAATTTTGGTTGGGATGATTTCCGTGCCGGTTACTATATGGGGCCGTCTGAAGTAAACCAACCACAAAACACATGGCGTGGTGAAAACGTCACTATCTCAGACGACGAAGCCACACTTGTACCAACTTACGAATCAACCGCAATTACCTTAACTGGAACTGGAACTTCCGGTGGACAGCTTGCTTCCGGAACTACAACAACCACATGGTCAGATGCTACGTATTTCAATGGCGTTATATGTTTCATAGGAAAAACTTCTTCAGCAACAACGGTTTATTTTGTAGACGTATCAACCGGTGCGTTAACTAAAAAAGATCTAACTGATGTAGGAACTGGCGTTTTTGGGGCACCTGTATTGGTAACAGAATCGTCAGCAATAGTTGCTTATGTTGCCATTGGAACGGCAAAAGTTTATCGTGTTACGTATAGCGGATTAGCAGAAACATTGATTTCGGTTATACAAAACGTAACCCATTTGACTCTTTGGAACGCACGTATGATTGCGTGGAATCAGACTTCTGATCAGTTTATATTCTCCGACGCATTAACTTTTACAAGCTGGTTGTCGGTTAGCTTTATTGGTGTTGGATACGCTAACGACGGTATATCTTACTGTATTCCTAGAAACAATGACTTGGTTGTTGTAAAGCCATCCGGCTGGTATTCAATTACCGGAGTCTTGGGTTCCAATGCCGGCGTTCGACAAATGAACGACGTTTTAGGCGTTACTAAGTTTGACTTCTGCGCTCAACATAACGACATTGTTTATTTTACAACCGATACTGGCTACCAAGATTACTCAGTAAACCTATATGCAATTTCTGGATCCCGTATTGACGTAGCCGCTTTTCAAAGGTTTGGATACTCCGGATCCGGGGTTAAGACAGTATCCACCAACCTTGGGTATTTGGGTGTTTCTGCTTTGTCTACGGACGGCACGAACGAATACGCAAGCGTTTACCTTCTAAATGCTCTCAATCGTTGGCAGTACATGAAAGTTTCTTCGGCTATAACATCTGCCCAAAACAGATCGTTCTGTTTAGCTACTGGACAAGTTTCTAGATACAACGCTAATGCTGAAGATAGGATTTTGTATCTTCTT